CCCAATGTACGGACAAGGTCCTCATGGACCAAGTCTAAGGCTAGCATGTTGGGAAGCTGAACAACTGGATCCCGATCTGGTTGAACGGTTTTCAATTATTGCTCCAGGATTGACTGAGAGAGTGAAAGCTCTCAAAGAAAATCTGCCGATGCACAAGGAGTCCTGGTATAAACGATTTAACCTCAAAGAAAGTAAAGACTTTAAGTGAGGAAAGATCTCCAGAATCCCTGACAAAGAAGGCAAGACTCGCATTATTGCGGTCACCAACTTCTGAGCCCAGCAAGCTTTGAAACCCCTTCACGACGCTTGTGAAAAGGTCTTGAAGGTGCTGCCCTGAGATTGTACCTACAATCAAGGGGCGTTTCAAAGTCTAGCAACAAGGGGGTCTAAACAGCATTATCATTCCATCGATCTTAAGGATGCAACAGACCGCTTCCCCAGATTTCTCCAGAGAAGCGTAGTTGATATCCTGTGAGGGACCTCAGTAGGAGAGGTGTGAGAATTACTTCTCACACAGCCGTACTGGGACCCAGTGGAGGGCCGAGCGGTTAGGTATTCCGTCGGTCAGCCAATGGGCGCCTTCAGCTCCTGGCCAGTGTTCGCACTTACCCATGGATTACTAGTTGGTTTTCTAGCATCCAGGTGCGGTGCTCCACTTTCCAGTTTCAAGATCCTCGGGGATGACATCGCCATTCGCGATGACAGACTGTCTATCCAGTACCTCCAGGCTCTCAGGGACCTCGATGTCCCTATCTCAACCGCGAAAACAATGAAGTCTATGACGACATTTGAATTTGCGAAGAGATGATTTCACCACGAAATCGAGATTTCGCCTTTCCCCCTAAACGCCCTCCATGAGCACTTGACCTTCCCCCTCGGGTTGGTCGAGACTTTTAGGACGGCGATTGATAAAGGGTGGTGTTTCCAAAACACAGGTACAGGACCCGGACTGGTAAGCACGATACTCAAAGAGCACGGGGTGCATCCCGCTTTCGCTAGGAAGCTCCTGCGCAACTATGAGATCTGCACATCATGACCAAGAGAGATCACATCAACCGAAGATTGCTGCCGAGAACTGGTAAGGTTTCTCAGGGCGATCGGAGGTTATGTATCATGCACGTCGTGACGTTCCCACGTCATTACGCTCATGCCTACGTTAATTCGCGTATCTCTCAATGCCATGTTGGAGGAAGACATGAAACGCATCCTGCCAATAATGAATGAGATCGAAGACGGGGACACTATGTCCCTACTCGATTGACTTCTATATGGCGAGGATGTTGACAGTGAACCTCCAGGCTCTGGCACCAGCCAGCCAACAACTCCAACCAGAGAGTTAGCCCTCTATGAATACATGCCCCATTGGGGGCTTCTGATAGACTCGAGGAGAGTCTTCATGAATGTCATTGAGGCAGAAGGAGAGCGTTGTCTGAAAGAGGTCACCACGACTCGACCAGACGACTTTGCCAAACTTTGGAGCGGCCTTGATCTCGCGATCAGGAAGGCTCCGGCAGTGAGGCTCATCTCCTCTGAATCTCTCCGGAAGGAAAGGAGCCAAGTTCGTATTCTTAAAGACAAGTCCCGGTTGATCAAGCAGATTGAGCGGCTCGCTACCGCCTGGTCTGCAGGATCAACGGGAAGGGACAAGGAACTTTAATCCCACTCACTTTCTCCTCTCGTGGAAATATAAAAGTATCTCTACTTTTACGGGCCCACGGGTTGTATGGGTAACCCCCTTGCGAAGGGTTGCC